ACGGCTTTCAGACTAGCTGAGGCTTACAGAACTGATCCTCATATACGAGAAGTGCTGGTCATAACGAGCGCGGTTCGACCTAGAGAAGAACAAGCCGAGCTGTATAAGGCTTACAGAGAAGGGCGGGGCGTTCTAGCGGCTAACCCTGACAGAGAACTTGCAGGTGGCTGGCGGGGTTCTTACCACATGCAACAAAAAAACTTAGACGGAACTGATGGATACGGATACGCAGTTGATGTATCTCACAAATGGCGCTCTAGCTGGTCACGAATACACAGAACGCTTCGAGGTGTTGGATTGTATGCCAATATCGCAGACGAACCTTGGCATCACGTAGCTCAAAGTCCTTCTCCTGATGGACCCAAACCCTTACCCGGAATTTATCCTGACTGGTGGACTGGTTCGCGGGAAGAACCGGAAGATTTTAACGATCCAGTTGACGATGTAGCTATCGACTGGGCGGCTGTTCTCCAACGAATTGCAGAACAGGGAAAAATTGTCGCTGAGAAACCAATCAAAAAAGGTATCCGAGGCGATGCAGTAACAACATTACAAACAAGATTAAAGGCTCTTGGGCTAGATCCCGGACCTTTAGACGGCATAGCTGGTTCTAAGACTGAAGCGGCTGTTGCTCGTTTTCAAGACAAAAGGGGACTCCTAGTTGACGGCATTTGTGGCCGTGTCACTTGGGACGAACTTTGGAAAGCAGAAGAATAATGAATTACAAAGATTTAGCAGAACGCACAATCGCTTCAGGAATCCAGGGATGCTTGGCGGCTCTCGGAACTAACAGCGTTCTAGATATGGGCGTTGATCAATGGAAGCTGATCGCGATGGGCGGTGTCACAGCCGCTCTTGCAGTAGTTAAAGGATGGGCGGCAAGTGTCCTTCCTATTGGCGACAAGTCTCCCAGTTTGGTTAAGTGAATCAACAAAAAGAAGAAGTAACCAGTTGGAAGCAATGGAAACTCCCCCGCTTAAATCTAGGAACGGCGACCAGTATTGTCGTCGCTTTAGGTTTCATATTTTGGCAGGGCATGATGATCCGCGCTCAAATAAACGAAAACAGCGACTCTGTTGAATCATTAACAAATGCTATTGAAGAGCTGTCCTATGCGACAGACTTAGCAAATCAAGTCAGCATGAGAACAGATCAACTGTTCAATCAGATGCAGGACATTCAAAGAAACGCTGAAAACGATGCTTTTGCGTGGGCAGACATTCAGACGAATATGCAACAGATTAACGATCTATCTGTTGACCTATCTGACTTGGAATGGAGACTTGACGATCTAGTTATAAGAGAAGCTGAGAACGAATCTCTGGAACCTTGGGAGTTTGACGATTTCAAAACGCGCTTGATAGCTCTTGAAACACAATTTTTTAACACTCCTATGGATAATGACGAGTGGGAGATTGATGATTTAACGAGACGCATGACTGTCTTGGAGACAACTTTCAACAACCAAGAAGATCCAAGGCGGGAAATTGACGAACTTGAACGGCGACTTAATGAGCTGGAGTGGTTTTCCGGTGGAGACAATCAATGGCAGATTGACGATTTATACACCCAGCTTTACGACCTCGGAGGTCGAGTTGAGGTGTTGTGGTCAGTTTTAGAAAGTCGTGATTGGGCGAATGAACTATTGGCATCTCTTGGAGGGTAAATGTCGGAAGAAAAAGAAAGCAAAGACGGTCTTTCAAAAGCCACAAAACTCATTGCGGCTATTACTGGACTTTTAGTAGCTCTCGGAACGCTCGTCGGTGCGATCACGGTCACACTTGGAGGCGGTGGGGATGACAAACCAGCCTATTCATACAACGTTGTTGTTTTGGATAGTCCAGCCGCTTATGAGGCATTTTTAGGAAATCATCCCGGATAGTCAAAAAAACTCCTCCACACAGCCCTCCTAAGACGTTTCCAGCTCACTCCATGGGTGATTGGTCATCGAAAAAACCGCTCTTATAGCAAGCAATTTATAAGCACTCCCCCTGTCAACTACTCGGTCCCTCCGGTGGTTGGCAGGGGGTTTTTCTCATTCTTGGAGGGGGGACATCTTATCCCCAGTCCTTAGCACATAATTATTGGCTGGGGATACCACTTGTGGACAAAAAAACGCAACCTCCACACAACCTCCACAAAAGGGTTACCACCTCCTACTATTCTTTACCACGTGTTACCATGTAGAGATTGCCGAGTTTCTGCGGAAAACCCCGATTTTACGGTGTATCCACAGGGGGCGGGCTTCCAAGCTGATGATGGGAGTTCGATTCTCCTCACCCGCTCAAAACCGCAGGTCAGGGCGTTATTTGTGGACTGGGTATACCCCAACCTCCACAAAACCTCCACAAAATTTCTCCAATGTCTCTATTTGGTGGCAGAAAATATCCACAAAGTCCTTGTATCGCGTTCGCGATATGGGGAAATATCCATTTAGGAGGGACAGCAATGCACAAGCCATCAGGCAATTACAAACTTGACACAAAAGGCAAGTATGGGAAAAAAGGAACCTATTACATCCGTTTTAGGTTCCCTGATCCGATCACCGGCGAGCGTAAGGAAAAAGTCAAAGGTGGACTAGCCAATCAGGGAGAAGCCAAAGCGGTCCTAGCTGGCTTAATCGCTGAACAGACCAGCGGAGAACTGGTAGTTGATACCGGCTTCGTAGTTTCTCAAGCATGGGAGCTGTTCGCTGAAGAGCTGGAGATGCGAGTTGAGATAGGCAAAATCAAAAAGAAAACCGCTGACCTATATTCAGCAGTTTGGGAGTGTCACGTCAAGTCTTTATGGGGTAGCCGCATCATGGCAGAAGTTCGACCTTTGGACATCGTGAGATTCTTTAAGAACCACGCTAAAGACGGAGTGAATCAGAAGCATCTGTGGCACGTAGTCAAATCTTGTTTTGATATCGCGTACAAGAACGGTGTCTTGGGTTCTAATCCTTTTCAGCGAGTCAAAAAATCCGACATTATTGCTCCCGCGAAAAGCAAAGCGGGTGAGAAGTTTTGGACTATGCAACAGCTTAAAGATTTCAGAAAAGCTATCGCGAAAGACGATCATCCGGAGCGTTGGCTCTACGAGCTGACGATCTTTACAGGTTTAAGACGTGGAGAAGTTTTAGGTATTTGCGACGACGCTATTGATCTCACAGGTAAGCCTATTTTAGAGATAAAGCGTCAAGTCGCTTGTGACATTAAAGGGCATCCAAACTGGGACACTCCAAAAACTGAAAGCAGTACGAGGACAGTTGTTTTGATTGATGAAGCTGTCACAGCTATACGCGAGCAACAATTCAAAAGAGCGACCTATGAACTGGAGTATGAAAACGAATGGACCAATGAGCGTGGCGCTTTATTCGTAAACGCAGACGGCGGTATGTTTAACCCTGACAGGTACTCCAAAAGATTCAGCAGGTATGTGAAGGAGTTGGGTTTGCCTAATATCGGACTTCACGGCTTGAGGCATACTTTCGCGACAGTAGCTCTTGACGCTGGAGTTCCTCTGAAGGTTCTCTCCGAGATGCTCGGTCACTCAGAGATATCGGTCACGGCTGATGTCTATCAGCATGTAACTGTTGAGACTAAAGCGACTGCTTTCGAGCAGGTGGCAGGTTTAATCCGGTAACTTCTGAACCAGCCTGTTTCCATGCTTGCTGTTTTCTTGAACAACATCTCTGACTTCTGAGACAATTCGTTTCAGGTTGGCGAGTTCCAACTCCATATCGGTTGCAATGTAAGAGGCGGCTTTCCTGAAGGTGTCAATCTCTCCCGCGACCATCTCGATTATTTGACGGTTTCTGTCATCGGCGGCATTAACGGCTTGAACCAGTTTTTCCTCTATTTTTGCAACAGCTTGGTCTTGAGATTCTTTCAGTTCAGCAGATAGATCACAGAGACGCTTGTCAGCATAAGCGAAAGCCTCTTTTCCAGCTTCTTGAAGTTTGGCAATCTTCGCGTCAATCTGAACCTCTTGTTCAGCGACTCTTTTTTGGCTCACTTCTTCCAAAGCGGAGATGAT